CTCTACGGCGGAAGTCGAGCTCCTCTCCCTCGAGTCGACTAGTCACTCGAAGAGAGGCGCGGTCGCTTATCTTCACTCGGCGAGCGTCGGCGGTACGATGTCGCTTTATTACGCGGACCAAGACGACACCGACCGTCTCCTCGGGACGGCGGCGGTGACGGCGAACGACCTCACCGTGATTTATGTCGACTACCGGGTCCCGAAGGCGGTCCTCAAGTTCACTCCGTCGGCGTCGACGAGCTCGGTCGTGAAGGCCGAGATCATCGGATACTGAGGAGTACGCTATGCCTAATGTAGTAAGAATCCCAGCGGCCGCGGCCGGCGGTAAGATGGGCGAGGCGGATTTCTATACGGCGACGACGACCGGGACATCTCTCGAGATCGACTTCGCGGATGGTTACTTCCAACGGATAACGCTCGCCCATTCAATCTCGACGCTCACCTTCGCGAATGCTCCATCGGCGAACGAAGGGAAGAGCGTCGTCGTCCAGTTCGTCCAAGACTCGAGCGGGAGTCGTACCGTCGCGTTCAGTTCGGCCTCGATCAAGTTCGACTCCGGCATCGCTCCGACGCTCTCGACTGGTAACGCGGACATCGATGTGATCGGGATCGACGCGGTCAACGATGGCTCAACGACGACCTATCTCGGCTATGCTCTCGCCTTGGATGCTCAGTAATGGCACCAAAGGACATAGCCAGGAGCTACCCCAAGCGCGGAATTACGGCAGATGTAGGGTTTCGGAGTGAGCCTAAATTCTGTGGTGATGGGTCTACTGAGTTTGATGGGTCGGCGGACAAAGTCACAGCGGCGCACTACAACCCTAGCGGTGACTACCTAACCACAACCGCTTGGGTTAATGCTGATACACTTCGTGCCCAGGGGTTGATTCATAATGGCGACACGGGAAGAAACTCTTTCCTATTTTACATGAATGGCTCTACAGGCGATTTAGACTTCTACTGGAATGATACGACAGGCGACGCAAGAATTAGGCATCAAACACAGCTAGCGACGGGACAGTGGTATCATCTAGCGGCGGTGATGGATATGAGCGACTCCGCCGATCACCAAGTGACTTGGTACATCGACGGAATTGCAGCAACAGGAAGCCGAACATCGGCAACTTGGTACGGCGACAATTCGTACCAGTTTGGTAACCAATATAGCTCTGCGGGCTGGTTTGATGGCAAGATAGCTAATTGCAGAATTTACAACGCAGCATTGACACAAGACCAAATCCGCGAGCTTTACAACAACCCAGGGCTGGACTTTCCGAGTGGCTTAACCGCTAGCAACCTAAGACGCCACTACAAGCTTGAAACCAACTTCAATGACTCAGGTGCTGACAGCGAAAACGCTACAGCCAGCGGCTCCCCATCCTTCACCGTAGACCGCCCCCAACTCCCACGCGGTCTTGATTTGGCACGCGGCGCGGCAATGGCGCGAGTGTACACTGGACGGGCGGTGGATTTTGATGGGTCGGCGGATCGAATCACAGCGGCGTACTATAATCCTAGCGGTGACTACCTAACCACAACCGCTTGGGTTAATGCTGATGCACTTCGCACCCAAGGTTTGATTCATAACGGCAACACAGGAAGAAATTCTTTCCTGTTTGTTATGAATGATGCTTCGGGTAATACTGACCTCTATTGGAATGACACTACAGGCGACGCAAGAATTAGGCACCAAACACAGTTAGCGACGGGCCGATGGTATCACCTAGCGGCGGTGATGGATATGAGCGACGCCGCCGACCATCAAGTAACTTTCTACATTGACGGAATCGCAGCAACAGGAACCCGAACATCGGCAGGTTGGGTTGGTGATAATTCGTACCAGTTTGGGAACCAGTATAGTACAGCGCTTTTTTTCGATGGCAAGATAGCGGACTGTAGAATCTACGATGTAGCCTTAACTCAAGCCCAAGTCCGCGAGCTATACCACAACCCAGAGCAAGTCCTACCCACGGGTGTTAGTGCTAGCAATTTGCGACGGTACTATCCGCTCAGTGATTACAACGACACCGGCGGCACCGGCGGGCGTTGGTTCCAAGACATGGGAGCAGATGGCGAACCAGCGGAAGACCAGGGCTCGGCTCTCATGGCCTTCGCTCAACCCGTACCGTGTCCGCAGCTTGGATTGCAACAGAGTGCGACGCGGTTGCTGTTTCCAGGCGGTACGACTACACATAACGCAGTGGCCACCACAACGGCGCTAGGCACAAACGCCAGTGTTTCGTGTTGGTTTCAGAGCAATAACACATCATCGATTGGTCTTATTTGGTCTGTTGGGTTATCGGGGACCAATCATTGGTACGTTTATATTCAATCAGGTAATATCATAATAGGACCAGGGAACATCACCATCGGGCCTGCTACCGAAGGCGCATGGACTCATTTAGTGTTGACGACTGATTCAGGCTCTCCACCATACAAAGCTTATGTAAATGGCGCAGAGGTTAGCCTAACCGGCACCGACACAGCTAGGAGCCTCACAAGCGGAAGCTTTGAAATAGGCAATCAAGATGTAGCGTCATCTCCCTTCGTGTTCAGTGGTATCATTAACGACATAGCGTGCTGGAACACTGAGCTAAGTCTATCCGATGCTCAATCTCTCTATAACTCTGGTGTTATGGGTATGGACGTTTCAACGGTTCAATCTTCCAACCTTAAGGGCTGGTGGAAGTGCGACGACCTGGACACACTTAAGGATTACAGCGGCAACGGTGCAAATGCGACGGTTACTAATAACTTTAGTGCCGCATCATTCCCAGAAAACGCCAGCGGCTCGACGATTGTGGGTGACTTCTCGATGAAGCGGAAGGGTGTTAGTGTTTTGAATCCGACGGCGACCCCGGCTGGTGCTAAGGTTCAATCTGCAACTATTTCAAATGATGGATCCCTAAGCCCCGACCCGTCAAAGGGTGGCTACTCTTTCTCGGCATTTATTCGGTTCGAGCAAGCGTCAGGTTCATCGCCTTGGTTCCCGATGGTGTTTTCCGGTACGAATTATTTGACCGCTTCTAAAAGGTTTATCTTAAACTTTGGGGACAACTCCGTTGCCGCAAACGCTCCAGGAATAACCATAAGCGACGGGTCAACTCCAAGAGACTATAATTGGCCGTCGGTCTTGTCTAATCCCGAAGAGTGGCATCAGTTAGCGTTTACGATTGATTACACCACTTCGCCAAATACGACGTTTAAGCTGTATCTGGATGGAGCGTTGGTGAGCACTCAAGCGACTAACGTGCATTCCGCGTTTGATCCTGGCGATATTCTCGTTGGTTCATACACTTCGAGCAATGGTAACTTCCCCGGCGCGATTGCTTGTTTCAAAATGTATCAGACCAAACTCAGCGATGACGAGATTGAGCAAATCTACAACTCCGATTTACGTCTCATAAAAGGATTAGCAAATGAGTAGTGGAACTTGGATTTACGTACTGGTACCGGTGGGCAACCTCGACGATGACTTGCCAGCGGCGGTCACTCGATACGATTACGAAACCTACCCGGACCCAGAGCAACCACCGGTGACGGTGCATCCAACTTACCGCACGGCAGCAGAGTTTAACCGGGCCAATTGTGCGTTGGGTGCCAGCGATGGCGTCCACACGATTTGGAAGTGCAACAGCCCCACGCTCATGGCGGGCGGTGACTTAGACCAATTCCGGGCGACTGGCTGGACTATCTACACGCAGCCTCAGGCGGCAGAGTGGGCGGGTAATATCTCGCCACCGGATGAAGAGCCGTAAGATGGAAGCGATCGATCAAGCGACTCTCGCGGCGCTCCTCGCGTCGGCGGTCGTCCTCGTCAATAAGATCTCGGCATACATCGACAAGCTCGCCGCGAAGAAGAACGGCGGGGACGTATACTCAAACGTGAAGGACGCGAGGTCCGAGCTCAACGACGCGAGGTCTCAGATCGAAAGCCTATCGAGTCGGGTCACGGTGATCGAGACGCAAGTCGAAGGACTGGGAAAGTCGGTCGGCGATATGGAGACGAAGCTCGAGAGATTCCATCGGGATATGATGGAATTCCGAGAGGAGAGTCGGATCAACGCGGCGTCGATTCGCTCGTACTTACAAGGGAAGAAAGAGGGGGAGACTAATGGCTGAGGTTAGAAACAAGACCAACGGATTCAAGAGCTCGGAGTTTTGGCTCTCGTTGGTATCAGTGATCTTAGGAGCGATCTTGACTCAACTCGAAGCGGACGGAGCGTCCGGACCATGGGTCCAGATCGCCGGAGCCGTGATCGCAGGTCTCGGCGCGAAGTCTTACAACGACTCACGGTCGAAGACGAAAGCGGCTCTCGTCGCGGCCGAGAGCGTCGCGGAAGCGGCTCGAGGTACCGACGCGGGAAAGTCCTAGCGGTCGTCTCCGATGTCGCGAAGGAGCTCGACCGGGAAGGTCTTCAAGGTGCTATCAATCTCGGCATACGCGGCGATGTTCACGGCGTCCGCGGCGTTGTCGATGGTGCCTTACGTCTTCACGAGAATATTGAGGCGATCGCCTCGGCGGACTTCGCATCGCCGAGAGACTGGTCCGCTTTGGCCGGAGTGAAGATCCGATGGTGAGAGTCCTCGACCAGATCAAACGATGCGACGACGGGAAGACTCGAGAGCGTGAGCTCGAGCGGGTCGACAAGGTCGTGATCCATAAGATAGGCGCGAGCCTCGGGACGACCGGACCCGAGATCGCCGACGCCTTCCGCGATACTCGGAAATACCAGGCCGGGTACTACTCCGGAGGTCAGGTCGCCTATCATCTCATCATCCGACCCGATGGCATCGTCGACCAGTGTCTACACCTCACCGACACCGGAGCTCACGCGGCGAGGTTTAACCTCAAGTCGATAGGAATCGCCATCGTCGCCGAGTATGAAGACTTCACGAAGCATCCTCCGACCGGGGAGCAGTGGATCTCCCTCGTCGAGTTATGCGTCATCTTCCGCGACTTGGGGATGACTATCCACGGACACACCGAGCTCGGCAAGGGAGCGACGTCGGACCCTAAAAAGGATTGTCCGGGACCGCTTGTCCCGCTCGACGAGCTCCGCTCGGAGGTCGCTCTCATGAGAGAGTCGAAAGTCTTGGAGAAGATACGAGAGGTGGGTCTCGTCTTGTGAAGCATCCGGGGAGGATGCCGGCGATATTACCGACATGCGCGACCTCCCCGGAATATTGAGTCGACCATGTCAATCGGCACTCATTAACCGATTGTCGGGGGACCGACTCAACGTTTCCACTTTATACCGGACGCTCGTTTTTTGGTAGCTTTCCATTCACGAAGATCGACGACGTTTCCGAAGATGCGACGACGAAGCTCGACCAGCTTCCGGCGCTCGGCTCTCATCTCGAGGTATTCACCGATAGCTAAGAGACAACCGGCGAAAAATGTGAAGACTAATAAGACTGCGATCAATTCCATTTTGGAACCCTCCTTTCCTTGATGGTACGACGAGCCTCTTCACTTGTCTAAAAATCGGCACCAATGAGAGCAACCGGCGCGTTGCGCCTCGAGGTCGAGCTCGGTGTCGTGGTGCATACAGACCCATTCGCCGGACCGCTTCGGCCATGCGTACCGACACGACCGACACGACTTCACCGGATCGACATTGTCGTGACATACCGCCGAGTGAGAGCACCAACGACAGACGAAGGAGTCCCAGGTCCCAGCCTTCCGAGGAGGCTCTAGAGACGTGAGAATCTCTTGAGAGCGGCGAACGAGCTCGTCGGCATAACGTTCGTCGTATGGCGTGAAGACGGCCAAGAGACGCCGAGCTCCGCCGGTTGAGACGGTGAGATAATGACGATCGATCTCGAGGTAGTGCATGTATAATTGCGCTTGAGCGTAATACACCGGACGCCAGTCGAGGAGGATCTCATCGCTCCGACCGAGGGCGGAGAGTCCGGCGGCCTTCTTCTCGAGCTCGGTGAAGTACTTCTCTCCAACGGACTTATGCTCCCAAACATAAACACCGGTTGGATCTTCGACGAGACCTCCGCGAATGATACCGTCGACCGAGCCTCCGAGGTGTCCGTCTCTGAACCGAGCTTGA